ATATATAAAACTATACTATGAAAAACAACGTGCCAAAAAAAGGCGTTTTCGTGCCAATATGAAAGGATGTGTAATAATGGATGAGTGCATAAGCAGAAACAAAGCCATCAATGCTATCAAGAGTCTTGAAAGCAGTATGCCAGCAAAAGATAACTATGCTAAGGGTTATGATGCGGCATTAGGAAGGGCGTTAATAGCAGTTAGAGAAGTACCGCCCACCACAGACGTACAGCCTGTGAAGCATGGGCGGTGGATAAGAACTGATAAAAGTATGGGAGTTGAAACAGCATATGCGTGTTCTGAGTGCGGATATTTAGTAAGAGAATGCGACAGGACAAATTACTGCGGAGACTGCGGCTCAAAAATGGATATTGTATATCAAGATGATAAGGTTACAGCTATAAAAGTGACAGGGTGGTGATGCAGAATGAAAATGTGCAATGAAATGAGAACGCACTTCACTGTAGAAGGATATTTTTTCAGCGAGAAGCAAAGCAAGAAAAGGCTGGAATTGCAGTATCTGCGATATGCCACCAGAGCCAACAGAAAGATGTCAATACGAATACGGAGAGGATTGTCAATTCAAATGGCTATATGAAGATGAAGTCCAAAAGGTGATAGGAGGCGAGTAAAATGAGTAATCTTGAACACTTAATTGAGAACACGCTTGTGGCTATGGAAGATGATAAACTAAGTCCAGAAGATATCCGCAAACGTATTCAGAATGATATTAATTTTCCATATACAGCATTATCGGTTGATGACGTATGGGAGATATGCCGGTATGTAAAATATACATGGTGTAACGGTAGGTGATAGTATGAAAAACCGTGACAAGTACATACTCAAAGTCAATGAGTATGATATGTTAATCAAGATACAGGCAACAATGCTATCACATAACTGCTGCGTTATAGAAGCATTGGCAGGGATAAGCTGCCCGAATGAAAAAATGTGTATGCTGAGTAATTGCAGACGGTGTATACAGGCTTGGCTGAATAAGGAGGTAAATGCATGAAAGCAAAACAGATAATGGCTATTGCGGCGCTATGCATAGCAATGGTCGGAATTACAGGATGTGATGAAGCAAGCCGAGTGAGCTACAATCTCACATTAGAAGCTGACAACTTCAATACATATCGAAGAATAACGGTTATCAACTGCATAACAGGTGATACTCTTATGCAGCTTGAAGGGCGTTGTTCAATAACAGCAGATATCGCAGATATCAACGATAATCAGCTTGAAGTTGTGACGGAGTACGAAAAAGGGCAGTATAACAAACAGATTATCGGACTTTCGGATAACGTTACGTATCTGGTAGAAGATTTGGAAGTTAAGGACGTTAACGAATATCACCACTACATGAACTTCAATCCGCATATGTGGCTGCCAGAAATGCCAACATATATCGATTAAGAGGGATAAGATGTGAAACGCACAGCAACACCAGAAGAGAAAAAAGAGTATCTTAAGCAGTACCGAAATAGTGTTATCTGCGATATGAACTGTTTTGAATGCAAATTTTCAGACTGCAAATGTTCAAAGCCGCCTACAAAAGCAGAACGGCAGATGCTGGCGGATGCTTTCGGACTTACAGACCCAGTAAGAAAAAAGAGGATTGAAATGGAGCAAAAAAGAGACAGGCGAATTAAAGCACAGTTAAGATATCAGGAAGAAAAGAAGCTTAAGCAGGTTAACAAGAACCTTAAGGAGGTTAAGCATGGAAATCATTAATGAAAAAGTAGACCACCCAGAGCATTATCAAGGTGCTAACGAGTGCATTGATGTAATGAGAGCTATGTTCGGCTGGGAAGCGGTCAAGGCGTTTTGTAGATGCAATGCTTTCAAATATCGATTCAGAGCTGGAAACAAAGTTGGCGAATCGGCTGAGTCGGATATCAAGAAAGCTGAATGGTATGAGACATATCTGTTAGACAGAGAGGAACTCTGATTATGGATAAGCTGAAAAAATGTCCTTTCTGCGGTGGAGACGTTAACTTATTCATAGGATTTATGGCAGGTCTTCCAATGATAGTGTGTGGAAAGTGCAGCGCTACAGTATCATTCGGTGGAAAGGAGACGAAGGAGCAGACTATCAAGGCATGGAATAGGAGGGAGAAAGATGTATAACAAGTACGGCGCAAAGAAATCAACATGCGTCCAAGGACATATGCATGATAGCAGAAAGGAAGCAATACGTTGCAATGAGCTACACCTGTTACTCAGGGCAAAGCAGATAACAGGCTTGGAAGTACAGAAGAAATTCTCACTCATACCAGCAAGGCAGTACCCGAACATGAAAAATGAGAGAAGCCTTGACTATGTAGCAGACTTTGTATACATCGACAGAGCAAGTGGAAAGATGATTGTAGAGGACTGCAAAGGATATAAGACAAAGGATTACATCATAAAGCGGAAGCTCTTCAAGGACAAGTATTGCTACAAAAACGATGATATTGTTTTCATAGAAACTTGACAATTAGTATAAATTATGCGAAAATAGAAAGATTAATTATACTACGAGTTCCAAGGTACAAGCCGTTTGTGGCGAAAAATAGGCAAACAGCAAGGATAATAACGGAATAACGCTTACACCCTAAAAATGAACGTTAAGGGCGGTCTGATTCGTTCATAGTATAATTACCCTACTTTTTGCGAAACGCCAAAAAAGGGCATTTCTGTGCGTTTTAGAGGGTATTGACAAATGAGAAAAAATATGATATAATATTAGTATAATCTGTTACAGATTATACCTTTCATCTGACAAGGGGCGTTGGGGCTTTCGGAATTTCGCTCCAACGCCTTTTCTTTTAGGAGGAACAATGATTTACAAAGAAGAGACAGTGTTTGAAGAAGCTCTCAACCGAATAAGGTGGATATTTGACGAACACGAAGATATAATTGTATCGATGAGTGGCGGTAAAGACAGCACCGTGGTATTTAACCTTGCGCTCATTGTAGCAAAGGAGAAGAACAGACTTCCGCTTAAGGTCTTCTGGTTAGACCAAGAAGCAGAGTGGCAGCACACGGTTGATTATATGGACTGGGTAATGCGGCAGCCAGAAGTCGAGCCATACTGGTATCAAGTACCTTTCGACTTTCCAAATAATCTGTCACAACAGCATGAAACACTGAAATGCTGGGACGACGAAAGCAAAGACAAATGGATACACCCGCTTTCGGATATAGGTATTCATGTATCACCAGTTGATGTTAAGGGGCAAGGCAGAGACGACGCTTTTTATACACTTATCAAGAAAATCCCCGCCGCTATCACAGATAAGAAGTGTGCGGTGCTGGTAGGAATGAGAATGAGCGAAAGTCCCCGCCGCCGAATGTCAATAACTGGACGGGCGGGACAGTATAAGGGGCGGACTTGGTGTACGGCTGCAATTGGTACTACAAGAAAGTTCTGGCCAATATATGACTTTACCGACGACGATATATGGACTGCAATCGCCAAGAACCATTGGAAGTATAACGAAGTCTACGACCTTATGTATCGCTGGGGCGTACAGAAGCGTGATATGAGGGTATCAGCCCTTATCCACGAAACAAGCTGGCATGCCATAGAAATGCTGCAAGAGTTTGAAAAGGATACCTACAACCGCTTTGTAGCAAGGGTAGCTGGAGTATCGACTTTTAATCACTGTTTTGATGAAGGTGGGATAATACCCCGAACACTTCCATTTGCTTTCAGAGACTGGAAGGAGTACAGAGATTATCTGCTGATACATATAACGAAGCCCGAACACTGGGATTTATTCAGAAAGCGTTGGAAAGGTCAAGACGGTGACGACTTCTACAAAGTTCATGTGAAGGAACTTATTCTTAACGATACTTGTGGAACGGTCAATGAAAACTATGCATGGCAGCAGTATGGAAAGAAAAGGCTTGAAAGCAAGTACAAGGGTGCAGATATAGACAAGTTCAATAAGTATATGGAGGAAAAAGCCAATGATAAAAGACCAGCCGATATCGGAAGTTCAGTGGATACCAATTGAAAAGGTGTACGCCAACGACTATAATCCGAACAGCGTAGCTACTCAGGAAATGAAGCTGTTATATGTTTCGGTCAAAAAAGACGGATACACGCAGCCTGTAGTAACTATCTACGATGAGAAGAAAGACCGCTATGTTATAGTTGACGGATTCCACCGCTACAGTATAATGAGACGGTATAAGGACATATACGCAAGCTGTGAAGGAAAACTGCCTTGCGTTGTACTTAAAAACAAGACTATGAATGATAGAATGGCGGCGACTATCCGACATAATAGAGCAAGGGGAAAGCACAGCGTACAGGGAATGAGCAACGTTGTAATGGAAATGCTTTTAAACGGAGCAACAGATTTGCAGATTTGCAATGAACTGGGTATGGAAGCGGAAGAAATAACCCGCTTGAAGTATATCACAGGATACGCCAAGCTATATGAAAATAATGAATACAGCAAAGCTGCATATTCTGAAAAACAGGTTGAAGAAGTAAGAAAGTACGAGGAGGAACACCCAGATGGCGAATAATATACTTATCGAGGATAATATAGAATTAAGAGACATAACATCAATAAAACCTTACGTAAGAAATCCAAGAAAGAATGATAAGACAGTAGAACTGCTGTGCAAAGTCATTCCGAAGGTTGGATTCAATGTGCCGATTGTTATTGATGAGAAAGGAATCATTGTAAAGGGACACGCAAGATTCACGGCAGCGATAAGGCTTGGAATGGATAAAGTCCCTTGTATCGTAACACACGCTGACGAAGAAGCAATTAAGGCTGACAGAATCGCTGACAATAAGATATCTGAGTTTTCTGAATGGGTAAATGAAGAGGTAATGCATGAGATAGACAGCATCGATATGGACTTTGACTTCTCAGAGCTTGGATTCCCTACAATAAGCTTTGATGATATCCCAAGCGTAGAAGATTTTGCAGTAGAGGAAGAGAGCGAGGGCGGAATATCAGACGAAGAGCGCCAGCGCTTGTATCAGGAGTTCCTTGAACAGCAGGCACAGGAGCAGGCTGTAGAAATCAATATGACTTCCGCAACGGAAATTGTCAAGGCGCAGCAGAAACAGAAACAAGTAGCAACTCCACCTCCGAAATATTATAAATGCGTCTGTGAGAAGTGCGGACACGTTATGTTCGTTAAGGAAGGTGATATCTGCGACAGACTGGAGGGCTAAATATGTGGGAGTACGGCGGCTTTTATAAAAAATACGATATGACAGGTGAAATCCATATTGGAACTGGTATAGTCAAAGTGCATGATATATTCAATCCACTTCCAGAGTTCATGAAGGAGGCTGATGTTATATTCACAGACCCACCTTATAATAAGACTGCATTATCTGGATTTTATACGAAAGCTGGAATAGACCAAAAGCCAGATAGCTTTGATATATTCGTTGAAAGATTTGTTGAATGTGTTGAAGAAATCAGTCCAAGACTTCTCATTCTTGAAGTTGGCGTTCCACAAACGGATATGTTTATTGAGGCGTTTAAAGAAGACTATCCACAGATTGAGTGTCGTCCTTCATATTATT